GTAGGTGGCGCTGCTCCTGCTGTTACAAAAGGCATTGGTATGGCGGGTGGCAAGGTTGTTGATGTAACTAGCGGTATTCCTGTTGTTCAGCAAGTTGGTAAAGCAGTTGGTTTGGCTACTGGTCAAACAATAGATGCAGCTAATCGTGCTAAAGCTAAATTGCTTGAGGCAATGTATCGTGACAAAGTAAGTCCTGCTGACTTGGAAAAGATGATTCAAGCAGCTACTAAGCCTGTTGGCATTGTTGACATTGCAGGTGAGAATGTTAAGTCTCTTGCTGATGTTGCTCAGAAGTATCCAAGTGAAGCACGACAAGCAGCTAAACTAGCTTTAGAGGAGCGTGGCGCAGGTCAGGCAGGTCGTATTCAAGGCGACATCTCCAAGTACCTTGGTGGTTTTACAGACCCATTTGAGTACACGGCAGCTATTGCTGAGAGACAACAAAAACTAGCATCCCCTTTGTATAAATCTGCGTATGATTTTGGGGAAGTTACAGACCCTAAAGTTCTTAAATTCTTAGAACTTCCACAGTTTAAAACTGCCACAAAAAAAGCTCAAGAATTGCTTGCTGCTGAAGGTCGTGCAGTAGATATGGAAACTCCTACAGTAGAAGTTTTAGATCAAGTTAAGCGTGGTCTTGACGTTTTGATTTTTAACGAAATCAAAGATGGAAAACTTTCTCAATTGGGAAACATCTATAAAAACAAGAAAAATGAGTTCTTGGCTCAATTAGATCAATCAGTTCCCGACTATGGAAAAGCTCGTAAAGCATATGCAGGAGAGGCTGAGTTGCTTGATGCAACTAAATTAGGCCAAGACTTCTATAAGCAGACTGCAACAGAAGCTAATCGTACATTTGCCAAACTCTCTCCTTCTGAGCAAGAGGCTTATAAGGTTGGTGCTTTGGATGCTGTTAAGAATAAGATTCAAACTGCAAAAGATACTGCTGACATTCGTAAGCGAATTTTTGGTTCTCCAGAGGAAAGAGCAAGGGTTTCTTCATTGTTTCCAGATGACGCTACTTTTAAGCAGTTTGAAAAAGACATGATGACTGAATCAATGATGCGGAAGACTCAAGAGAAAATCTTGGGTAATTCTGCTACAGCAGAGCGTCAACTTGGTATGCAACAACTTGAAGCAGAGCCTAGCTTTATTGGCCAACTAATTGAGCAAGGGCCGTTGCGAGGAACAATGGGTTACTTGAAGGCGCAAGGTCAAGGTGTTGCTGGTCAGACAGCAGAGGAACTTGGCCCGATGCTATTTAAACTTGGTGATCCAAGAGCAAACCTTGAGACACTAAAAGGTTTAAGTGCGTATGAAAAATATCTGCTTGAATTAGAAGCTAGAAAAGCTGCTGGTTTAACAGGCGCATCTACAATGACTAGACCTAACTGGTATGGCTAACCCCTAAGAGGACATTATGGCAAAGACCAAGATTTCAGAATACAGCAGTACCGCTAACAACAATACTGACATTAACAGTATTAACTTAGCGGAGGGCATGGCCCCTTCATTGGTAAACAATGCCATTCGTCAATTGATGGCTCAGTTGAAAGACTACCAAGCAGGTACGGCTGGCGACAATGTGACTGTTGGTGGTAACTTGTATGTGACTGGCACATCTACCATGACAGGTGCTTTGACAGCTTCTGGTGGTATTAGTGGCAATGTCACATCGTCTTCTGCAACCATTACTGGTGGCACTATCAATGGTGCTGTGATCGGTGGTTCTTCTGCTCAAGCCATTACTGGAACGACTGTAACGGCTACTACAGGCTTTGTTGGTGGTTTGACAGGTAATGTCACAGGTAACACCACAGGAACGCATACAGGGGCTGTAACAGGCAATGTGACTGGTAATCTGACAGGCAATGTCACAGGAAATGTAACTGCTTCTACAGGCACTTCAACATTCAATAATGTCACGATTGATGGCACATTGGATATGTCTTCTGGAACAGTAGGAACAATCACAGGGTTGGCTACACCTACTAACCCAACTGACGCAGCTACCAAGGGTTATGTAGACACAGCAGATGCTTTGAAGCTGAATCTGTCTGGTGGCACTATGTCAGGCAATATCGCTATGGGTACAAACAAGATCACAGGTCTTGGTACACCTACTGCTGATGCTGACGCTGTTACTAAGTCTTATGTAGACGCTATTGCCCAAGGTATTGACGCAAAAGCCTCTGTGGTTGCTGCTACGACAACCAACATCACTTTGTCTGGCGCACAGACTATTGATGGTGTTTCAGTAATTGCAGGTGATCGAGTATTGGTTAAAGACCAGACTACGACTGCCAACAATGGTATTTATCTGTGTGCATCAGGTTCATGGACTCGCACAACAGACGCTGATGCTTGGACAGAGTTGGTTGCTGCTTACACCTTTGTCGAGGGTGGTACAACTAACGGAAATAACGGCTTTATCTGTACAGTAGCAGCGGGTGGTACTTTGGGTACTACAGCAATTACCTTTGCTCAGTTCTCTGGTGCAGGTCAAGTTGTTGCTGGCGCAGGTCTGACAAAGACTGGTAACACACTAGATGTTGGCACAGCATCTTCTAGCCGTATTGTTGTTAATTCGGACAATATCGACTTGGCGACAACTGGTGTTACAGCAAGCACATATAAGTCTGTTACGACAGACGCTTATGGTCGCATTACAGCAGGTACTAACCCAACAACTATCTCTGGTTTTGGTATCACAGACGCTTACACAAAGACTGAAGTTGACACTTCTCTGAGTGGTAAGTTGTCTACAAGCGGTGGCACTATGAGCGGTGCTATTGCAATGGGTACTTCTAAAATTACTGGTTTGGGTGACCCAACAAATAACCAAGATGCTGCTACAAAGACTTATGTTGATGGCATCTTAGGTAGTGCAACATCTGCTGCAACAAGTGCATCTGCTGCTGCTACTTCAGCCTCTAACGCTGCTACAAGCGAAACAAATGCTTCTACATACGCAGGAAATGCCTCTACAAGCGCTACGGCTGCTGCTGCTAGTGCTACTAGTGCATCTAACACTTACGATGCCTTTGATGATCGTTATTTGGGTTCTAAGTCAACTGCACCATCTGTAGACAATGATGGTAATGCTTTGTTAACAGGTGCTTTGTACTGGAATACATCTACAAATAACTTGTTTGTCTGGACTGGTTCAACATGGGCTAATGCTGCATTTACAGCAGGTTCATTTGCTACTTTGGCAGGTGTTGAGACTCTTACCAACAAGACAATCACATTTGCTGACAACACTCTAACCAATGTTGCAAGTCTTAACACAGCACAGACTTTCACAGGCACTAAGACTTTCTCAGGTACATCATCTGCTCAAGCCATCATCTTGAACGACGCAGCAGAAGTAGCTACAGTATCAGCTACAGCAGCTACAGGAACTATTGCTTACGACATTACAACTCAGTCAGTCTTGTACTACACAAGTAATGCAAGTGCTAACTGGACTGTTAACTTCAGAGGCTCTAGCGGTACTTCATTGAATACTTTGATGAGTACAGGTCAATCAATGACTGTGGCTTTCTTGGTTACTCAAGGCTCTACTGCTTACTACAATAACGTAGTTCAAGTTGATGGTACAACCTCTGGAGTTACAACTCGTTGGTTAGGTGGCGCACCTACAGCGGGTAATGCTAGTGGTATTGATTCATATCGTTATTTGATTATCAAGACTGGTAGCGCAACCTTTACAGTCTTGGCAAGCAACACACAATTTAAGGCTTAATCCTATGCCATTACAAGCAACAAGTGGTGCAGCTTCTTATGATGCCTTTGGTGGTGGAGTAGCTGCTGTACCTAACTACATTGAAGATGTGTTCAGCACATGGCTCTACACAGGCAACAACTCAACACAGACCATCACCAATGGCATTGATTTAGCTGGTAAGGGTGGGATGGTGTGGCTCAAAAGTCGAAACATTGACCAAAATAATTTGGTATACGACACCGCTCGAGGAGTATTAAAGAATATTCAAACCAACAACACAGGGGCGCAAAACACAAGTCCTGCTGGCAACGACCTGACCACGTTTGGCGCTGCTGGATTCAGTCTTGGAACTGACTATTGGGGATCAAACAGCAGTGGATATAACTACGCCTCATGGACATTCCGCAAGCAACCAAAGTTCTTTGATGTTGTGACTTATACGGGGAATGGGACTGCTGGAAGAACAATATCCCATAGTCTTAAAAGTGCGCCAGCTTGTATGTTTGTTAAACGATTAGACACAACTGGTGCTTGGCAGGTTTATCACACATGGCTTGGTGGTTCGGGTTATGCAGTATTAAATACAACTGCAGCTGCACCTGTAAGTAATACAAGATGGAATAACGAAAACCCTACTTCAACAGTTTTCACTTTGGGTAGCGATGTAACTGTTAATGCAAATGGTGGTACTTATGTTGCATATTTGTTTGCAAGCAATGCTGGAGGGTTTGGCCTAACAGGAACAGACAATGTTATTACTTGTGCTGACTATACAGGTAACGGAAGTGCAACAGGCCCTGTAATAACATTAGGATATGAACCTCAATGGATTTTAATTAAGAACGCTACGGCTGTAGGAGATTGGAATTTAATAGACAACATGAGAGGATTTGTTGTTGGAGGAACGGATTCAGAACTAAACCCTAATCTTTCTAGTGCTGAAAGTACAGGCACATTTGTTACGCCAACCGCTACAGGCTTTCAAATAAATACTACAGATACAGGTTATAACAGTAGCGGACAAACCTACATTTACATAGCCATTCGTAGAGGCCCAATGAAAGTGCCTACGAGCGGGACGAGTGTGTTTAGTCCTGTAAGTAGATCGGGCACTAGTTCAGCATTTACTCAAAATACAGGAGGCAACCGCCCTGATTTTGCAATGATTAAAGAACGAGGGTCTGTTTATGGATATGACTGGGTTTGGTATGACAGGCTACAAGGCCCAAATTCATTAGCATCAAATAATACAGTTCAAAACAGCATATATTTCCAAGGCGTAAATTATTCGGCTGGGAGTGTTCCGGGTTACGGAAATAATAGTATGTCTTTCAATGCTTTTGGCCCTGGCAATGCCAGCGGTGACAATTACGTTTATGAGTTTTTTACTCGTGCACCTAGTTTCTTTGATGAGGTCGCTTATTACAGATCGTCTGGTGCAGCAGTTACGCATAATCTTGGTGTTACCCCTGAGTTACTAATAGTAAAACGTAGGGGAGGGGCTGAGTCTTGGGGTGTTATGCGTCCTAACACTACGGGTTACTTATTATTAAACACAACAGACGCACTTAGTACTGGCTTGTCAGCAACTGCAACGTCAACAACATTTACTATTGGTGCTGGTGCTTTTGACTATACTGATAATTATGTCGCCTACCTGTTTGCCACTTGTGCAGGTGTTTCCAAAGTAGGAAGCTACACAGGCACAGGCACTACAAAGCAAGTTGATTGCGGCTTCACAGGTGGTGCAAGGTTCGTCCTCATTAAGAAAACAAGCGGTACGGGTTCGTGGTACGTTTGGGATAGTGCTAGGGGTATCGTGTCAGGAAATGACCCATATCTTTTATTGAATTCAACTGCGGCTGAAGTAACTAGCACAGACTATATTGATACTTATTCTGCTGGTTTTGAAATAAGTTCAACAGCGCCATCTGAAATCAACGAAAATGGTGGTTCGTTCATCTTTTTGGCTATCAGTTAGACATGAAAAGCGGAATTTATCACATCAAGAATACTGTGAGTAACGGCATCTATTTTGGAAGGTCTGTTGATGTTCCAGATAGATTGTCGCACCATAGACAACAATTAAGGCGTGGTGTTCATGTTAACAAGCGTTTGCAACATTCATGGAATAAACATGGTGAACAAGCGTTTGAATTCAAAATGGTTTGGGAAGAAACTCAAGATAAGCTAGAAGAACTTGAAGGTTTTATTCTTGAGGAAGTATGGGGCAATGAGAGATTGTTTAACCATCACAAACTGTCTGCTGGTGGATTCTTGCCAAACAATAAACTAGGTTGTTTTACAAGGTCAAAAGAAACCAAAAAGAAAATGAGTGTTGCCTTTAAAGGTCGTAAATTTTCTGAGCAACATAAGCAAAAAATTGCAGTAGGTAAAACTGGTTTAAAAGCTAGTGATGAAACCAAAAAGAAAATGTCAGATAAAAGGATTGGTAAAGCAAGACCTCAATCATGGCATGACAAGATGGCTGAATATAGGGAAAACAACCCAAACCCTATGCAAGGCAAGATTAGCCCCATGAGAGGAAAGAAGTTCCCTACTATTGCTTGTGAGCATTGTGGTAAGGAAGCCTCAAAAGGAAATTACTTACGCTGGCATGGAAATAATTGTAGGAGCAAATAATGCAAATCAGAATCAGAGAAACAGGCGCAGTCATGTACGAGAGTGAGTTTCGTGCATACACTAAAGCCAATGGTGGCCCTTCATGGGAGACAACTACAACTGAAATCCTAGACAATCTAGGTGCTGATGTAGTCTTTGAAGGCCCACAAGCTACTGGTGGTACTGTTTACCAATACTCTCAAGCACAAGGTGTAGAGCAAGTAGATGGTAAGTGGTACACAAAGTATGTGTTAGGCCCAACCTTTATTGATACTGTTGTAGATGGTGTAACTACTACAGCACTACAGCACGAAACTGCTTACAAGGCTTCTAAGGATGCTGAACAAGCTAAGAATGTTCGTGCAACTCGTGGCGCTAAGTTGGCTGAGTGTGATTGGACACAAGTAGCTGACGCACCTGTTGATAAAACAGTATGGGCTACATATCGTCAAGCCTTGCGTGATGTCACAGCACAAGAGGGCTTTCCTTGGACAATCACTTGGCCTGATGCACCATGACAAACGAAGCAGTATCTACAAAAATAGCATCAGCAGCTACCTATGGTGGCTCTAGTGCAGCAGTTATCTTTGGTCTAACAGCTAATGAGTTTGCTGCTATCTCTGGTGTTGTGATTGCTATATGTGGTCTATTGGTAAACATCTACTTTAAACACCAACACTTAAAAATTGCACGAGCATCGGCTAAAGCTGATGAACAAGAAAAATGATCGATTGGGCTGAAGCATTTATTGCAGCAGCCTGTGTTGTTTGTTTTGTGATATTTTGTAGTTACATAGTAGTCTGGGCGTTTCCATGATTCCATTAGACCCAATAGCAGCATTAGATGGTTTACAAAAAGCCATTGGGATGGTCAAGAAGGCTAGTAAGGTAGCCAATGACTTGGGTGGACTTGCGCCAATGATTGGCAAAATGTTTGACGCTAAGAGTCAAGCGACAAAGGCCATGATTCAAGCTAAGAGCAATAAAAAAGGCTCTAACATGGGTGCGGCACTTCAAATCGAGATGTGCCTTGAT